CGCGAGCAGGAGGACGGCGAGTAGGAGGCGGGTCATTTACTACCCAAACCATCTGGCTTGATCCAGTGAGTACCAAACAGGAAAACGTGCCTGAATCCGTACTCAACATCTTGTGCAAAAAAGAAATATCCTTTTTCGCAGCGCCAGGGCGGCTCCCATCCTAAATAATGCCATTTGGTTGCCATTCGCTACTCGCCTTTCTCTGCCGGGACGGTGCCGCTTTCGGCTGCCAGCGGACAGGGGGCAATGTGTAAGTCCGCAACGTCGGGTGCAGAACTATCGAGCCAACAGGTACAAGCATCGTCAATCGGACGACTCAGTTGTTTGTCGATCAATTCCGCCAGCCGCAAGACCTCTGCCTTAACTGCCAACTGTACCTGTTTGTTGTCTGTTGGCAGGGCTTTTACAGCCGTTCGTAATTCGATAATTTTTGTATCCATTCTTCATCCTTCCGATATTGCCAACAGGTTGTTGCTTGTTGGCTGTACACCGTAGACGATTATCAGAGTGCCAACAGCCCCGTCAAAACGCCCCGTTCCGAGTATCTTTGCCTGTTGGCTGTTTATCATTGACGGCAGGACGTTGTTCAAGAGTGCCAACAGCATATCGGGCGGCTCTTTGCCATCGCTCATAACTGGCAAGGATCCCGTCCCACCCTGGGCTTCGGCTGTCAATCCATCCAACTGGTTTTCGTCCTTTGTTTCTTTCACGTATACTTACTCCTCGTAATTCGCCTGTTTTCTTCTTAATTCGCCATTCTCTGCGAGTTCCAACAGGTTGTTGGCTGTCATTGTGGCTTGTTGGCACTCCTGAATACGGTACAAAATCAGTAATCCCAAGTGCCAACAAGGTGTTGCTTGTTGGCTGTCCCGCCTCCCCGTCCCCTGCTAGGGTTGGCGGGACTGAGGGTTTCCGAACAATTCGACATACAGCCGCTTGATATTACCTCCGCTGATGTAGTCGAATGATTTGGAGGCGAATGCACCGAACGCGTCCCGGTCGCTATACTGGCTCTTGATCTGCGCCATGCTCAGGTTTGACGCGGCGCAAAGATCATTGATGCTGTAGCTCGTGCCCCGTGGCTGTTGGGGTGGCTGGTTTTTCGTCTGGTTTTGATTTTGTTGGCGGACCTGCTGAACGTCCACCCCGTACATATTCAAAGCGGCATCCAGCGCAGCGCCGTGATCCTTGCGGTAACTGTCTGCAACACCTTCTCGGTTTTTGATCGTGTCAACGTATCGGGCGGCGCGATGTACTCCCCGGATCTGACGCAAGTTCTCTTCCTCGCTCCGAGCCTCTTCGTTTGCCGCTACAACTTCATCGTCAACTGAATGGTATTGGTAGGACTGCCAGACATGGAAGAAAAACAGGACAACTGCGGTAACTTCCATGACCGCGTTCAGCCAGACATACTGAACCTTTGTTACCCAAATCGTACCGACCAAAAGAGCCATGAGTACAACGGCAAGGGCTGATGCCTTTACGCCACGTTCCCCGATCTTTCCTTGTTCGGCATTGTTGCCAATGCGCTCTTTGAGGCGCTCAGAATAAAGCAATCCACCCGCCCCCGCGAAGATCCAGATAACGGCATAGGGAAGGTAGGTTGTCAGCGTCCAGATGAGCCACGCCGTAAGCGCGTCAATCAGGAACACGCCCGCCATCCAGACAAAGCGCGCCTCGTCTACCTGCTTTTGCGTAACCTTTTTGGGTTTGTTCTGGTCGGCTTCGCGCCGTGCCTTTTCTGCTTCGATCTGTTTTGCGATTGCGTTATTGTCGCTCATTTTCCACCTCGTTCAAATGCCCGCGCGACTTCAAGTGACATATACCGTCCATCGCGTTGCACGATAAGCCCCTCGCCAACTGCCCGCTGTAAGTACGCTCGAGCGGTGATTGAGCTGCAACCAGCCTGCTCCGCTATCTCTTTCACTGAAGGGGAGAAGCCAAGTTCTGTCTCAAGAGTTTTCAACGATCCTACGATTTGTTTGACATCCATAATAAACGCCTTTCTACATTGGGTTACTACACCGAATTATACACCCAAAATAATCAGCCCGTCAACTGACGGCACGTACACACCCAGCCTAGAATCCTGGCAATGCTTCCAGCGCGCTCAGATCAAACGTATCCTGAAAGTGATCCTCCAAACATCGCGCCGCCTGGGTTGCGGTCATTGCCTCAGTTTGCCGTACGCATTTACCGAAGCCAACGTAATAATATTCATTGATCTCGTCCTTCATCAGCTTTACGGTCTCGCCCTTGATTTCGACTTCGTACTGGTGCAACTGTCCCGGCTCATGGCATTTGCAGGCGTTGTGCCCTGTGTTGTATTTCTCTACGACGTTTGTAATATCACCGATCCTGATTGTCATTTTGCTTTCCTTTCTCGAATAATTTCGGGTTTGTTTCTTGGAATTTGTACGCACGCTCTAACGCTTGCTCGAGCGTTTCTGCGGGTTGGGAAAGTTTAGCAACTGCTACGCCGTCACAATTCAGTAGGACACCCACTAACTTGTTATCTTTCGTAAGCCGCGTAACTAGGGAAAAGCCCATGTCATTATCCTTTCTATTCCAAATATCTCTCATCGCAAATACGCGAATGTTGATCGCGCTCCACCGGGCGCACGGTCAGCAGCCTGCCCAGCCCGAGAACAGCGAACACCGCGACGGAAACAGAGAAGGGGGTGAGCAGGTCGATCATGTTCACCTTTCCGCAATTGTCGCCGCTATGCAGCAAAAGACAATCAGCACGAAAAACAAAAACAACAGCGGGAAAGCCACAAATATGATAAGCAGCGTTTTCATGACAATCCCACCGCGACTAGCCCCGCAAATATCAGCAGGACGATAGCAACGATCAACAGTACACTCATCTCATCACCTTCGCGATCTCTGCCGCAACCACGCCGCAGGCGAATATCATGCCGAGTGCCACCCATACGATCTGCTCAAGCGTCCCAGGCTCTCCAACTTTATCGGCTTCCTCAGCCTGCTTGTCGTCTTGTACCATGTCAGTCCTCGGCTTTCTTTTCGGGTGTCCAGATAAACAGCAAAAATCCAGCGTAAACTATCGCAGCGATAATTATCTGCGAAAGCGCATCATTGGGTTCGCCTGGGAAATACTTCCACGCCATAATAAAAACAACTAAACCGGTTTTGTTCCACTTGCTCATTTGTCCTCGTTTCTCTTGTGGCTGTTGTTGACTTCCAGCCGTTCGCCGCGCGTCATGCGTTCGCCGTCGTGCTTCGTCAAGCTGATGGGTAACTGTTGCCGCGCGCAAGTTGCACAGTATTCACCGGGGCGGCTTACGCGGTTGTTGCAGCGGGTATTGGCACATTGATGTTTCATTGTCTACTCCTATCTATCCCATTTCAACAGGATCGCCAACGACAACAATATCAATTCGATCCCGTTCCAACCTGCGTAGGACTTCACCATCCGCAGGCTTATTAAGTCGGTTTGCGTGCATCGGTTCTTCGGAGGCTCAAACTCATTGCGCCACAGCCACCCGTCGCTTCCGTCTGGAAACGCAAAAACTAGCGTGAACATAAAAACAGGAATGTATAACTCTTTCATTGTCTTACCACTCCCTTTCTTCCATCATTTCTTCGTGTGCGCTATCCAAATGCTTGCGAAGTTTCGCGTTCTCGGCTTCCAGCGCGGCGTTACGAACCTTTTCGTTCGCAAAATCGGCATACAAAGTCGATATGTCGTCCACCTTGATTTGATGACGAATCGCTCTATCAACCCCGCCTGTGTAGTAGGTCAGCCACAATTCTCCGGCATCGTCTCTTGAAACACCTGCAAGATTTACGGCGCTCATTTGTCACCATCCAGCGCAGAGAGGGCGGCAAACCAAACACAATCTTTTTCATGCGAATCACTCGGGTTATCCGCGCGCATATCGTATTCGTGTTTGCAGACAACGCACTCATACAAAAGCGGTCTTTCGCTTTTCAGTACCCACGGGTCACACGCAGCCAACGCCTCCCGCGCCTGGGCGACTTTACCAGACAGCCGCGCGTTCTCGGCACGCAGTTCTTTAGCCTCGTCACACTCTTCAAGCATCGCTGCAATTTGAGCAAACACCATCAGCATCAGAGAGTCCCGCCCGCACGTGCATTTCCCCTGCTGTTCGCAAATCCGATCCCCGTGCGGCAACTTGCTCATTCTTCTGGTAATGTCCGTTGTCATTTTGTCGGTATCAATTTCACTCATCGTCAATTCCTTTCTATACTCAAAAACAGCGTCTCATCCAGCGGGCGCTTGTTCCGGCAGGTCAGCTTGTAGCCGGTCAGCAGTTCGCCTGCCCAATACAAACCCTTGCCGCAGCCACATTTGCGTTTCGGCGCGTCCTCGGTGTAGCGGTGATACTCCTGCGCCTCGGGGATAAACGATATTTGCTTTGCCATACCAACTTGAAAGCGCGGTTTCGGCATATTGACTCCTTTCTTGTAATAGCCGTTTTTATACAACGCCTGCGGGCTTCGTGATCTGTACCGCCCGCTCTGCCCAGCTTTCGCTTTCGTGGTCCTGAAAGTTGTCCAGCAGTTCAACGGCTTGCGCCTGTGTCAGTTCGCCGTTCTGGACTGCACTTGTCAGGTTTACTATGATTACTTCAAGTTCTGTCTGCATTAGCCTGTCCTTTCTATTTTTTGTACACGTCGTAGTATTCGTGTTTTTGGTAGTCGATCCGCAATTCCCAAACCCTACCGGATGGGAGCCCGCCGCGTTGTTTGTTCACTTTCAAAAAGCATTGATCTTCTTTGACTTGGAAGTTTACAGAGCCATCCTTGCTTGACACCGTACTTCCGATAACGTCCGACATTTTAGGCATCCAGAGACTAATCATTCTGTCAAAACGGGTAGCGATGGTGGATGTCTCGAGCCCATCGTACACGCCGGGGATCTTGAAGGGGTAGTTTGCGCCCTGTAATTCCTGCTTTGCCTGAAGCGGTACAATGATCGGCGCTTGCAGGTGCGTGGTCATTTCGCGAAGTCGGAAAACGTCCTGCGCTACCTGTAACCGCCGCTGGTTGTCTCGAGTGGCTTGCTTGACTTCCGGGTCAACTGGCAGGGCTTGGAGGTAATCAACAATCACGACGGCAGGTTTCCATTTATCGCCTGTAATCTTCCCCTCAACCAATTCACGAATAGCCCGGTAGATGTTTGACAAGTACAACTCTGGAGCATCGTCAGGACGTTCGGCGCTATCGCCAATCCGCCAAACAGGTACGCCGTCAATCTGCGACATTGCCCACTGCATACGAGCCCAGTCGGTAAACTGTCCCCTTGCAAAGTCGGCGGGGCGCTGGTTGAGAATGCGCCCGTAATCCTGAAACGCCATCGCCTCAATACTCTCCTCGAGCGAAACGTGGATAATGATCTCATCCCGTTCCTGCCGCTTCAGTTGCGCGGCGATCTGCCTCTCCCACCAGTTTGTGAAGTAGGTTTTGCCGTTCCCGGTCTGCGCCTGTACCGCGCATATTTCCCAGGGGAGCAGGGGTGCAAAGTATTCTTTTACCGCCGGGTTCGTTCCTTCAATGTCTAATTCAATCCCGAACTGCGCATGTTCGGCGGCGCGTTTGGCTTGTTCGTATCCAAGCATTGCCGATTCGTGCGGGCTGTAAACATTGGCGGCGTGGTTGGTTTTTGCATTAGGCATAGAAACTCGATGACCTCTTTTCGTCAGGGTTTGCGGGGGCGGCGGGGAAGGCTTGCATCCAGTCGCGTTTTATCAACTCAATGTCTTTATGGTATATCCAAGAAAACGAGGCGGATTTTTCGTCACGCATTGCCCATTGAATAAAACGCTCGAGCGTCTGACCGCTTTCCTCTTTCTTGAGGATCCATTTGTACACGACCTGCGCCTTCGGTGTCTGGGGGAACTCGCCACGGCGCAGCCCGGTTTCCAGCTTTGCCGCAATGGTTTTGTAACCCTGCTCGAGTTTGATGTTTTCGTTATCCTCTTCCGTAAACTCAGGAGTCTTTCCGTGCTGTAGGTCCCACAGGGGATTACTAAACTTTTTTTTGCCCGAGGGGTGGTTAATCTCATGGTTAATTGATGGTTTAACTCTAGCGGCTGGAATCGTCTTGCTTTGATGGCTAGAATCGTCGGATTCTAGTGGCTGGAATCCTAGCGGCTGGGATAGTTTGTCGAGGTTGACCGTGTAGTTATTGGTTCCTGCCTTGCTCTTGCCCTCGTATGTTGTGTACCCGTTTGTTCTTAGTGCGTTCAGAGCGTTGCAAACTGTCTGGCTGGACATACTGGTTTTCTTACATATGCGCTTCACGCCTATATAGGCACTTTCTCCATCGTCATTACAGTGATCCGAAAGAGCAAGTAGCACAAATTTCGCCGTACTGTCCGGTACGGTTTTTCCGTCGTCAGTTTTCAGTTCCGGCATATCGTATTCAAATACTAGAGACATGGTTCTGACACTCATCTCCACCCCTCCAGCCCCATATCTTTGAGTTCGTCATCCGTTGGGTTGTATTTTCCCCGCTTGCTTTTGTTGTAGTCGCTGTGTTCCTTGATGTGGCATGCGTCGCAAACTGTTTTGAGGTTGTCAAGTGCATCCGCTCCGCTTTCGGTTCGCGGAATCTTGTGGTGAGCTGTCAGCCTTTTGCTCGAGCCGCACCGCTGGCACTTATGACCATCACGACTGACGGCGAGGTCTCTAAGTTCTTTCCATTCATTTGTTGCGTAGTAATTCATGCTCATGCTCTCCGCGCCATTCTGACTTGGCTCTTCAGCCAGTCGCCATCTAGGTTATTGGTTAGGATGTAATCGTCAATCTTTTCCGGCAGTCTCATCACTCTGACCTTGTTCCCGATCTCATGCGCCACACTTACAACATCGGCGTCTGGGTCCAGGCACAAAACCAAATCGTCACAGGCTGCCAACTGCTTGATAATTGATTCGCTTGGGTTCTTGCTTGGAAGTCCTACAATCTGTATGTTGGGATCTGCAAGTGTGATGTAAGTCACCATTGCCTTGATTTCCCCCTCGACTGCAATCACGCGCCCAGAGACGGGCATATCTGGTGAAGCAGGGAACAGCACCGCAGGCAGTCCGCTTTTCTCGGGTCGGTATTTGCCAATCTTGTCTGACGCATCGCCTAAAATCCTGTGCTTGACGTTCGACACTTCCCATGTTTCGGGCTCATAGATGGGGATTGTCAGGGTGGGGGATTGGTATTCCTGTCCTGCCCAAAAGATGTGAGACGGGTCATAGCCCAACTTAATCCAGTCCTGATACCAGCAAGGCACGCCGCGAGTTTCCCACATCACACGGGAGGCATCGTCTAGGTTATCGTGATAACGAATCCATGATTGCACTTCGCGCAGTTCTGTAAGCGCCTGCTGTGCCTTCTGGATTTCCGCCTCGAGTCGTTTGGCGGCGTGTTCGGCATACTCTTGCTTGCGTTGGATTTCTGCCATCGGGTCAACGTCGTGAGCTTTGAGAATATCGCCAAGTGTCTGCTTGCGCCAGTATGCAAACCAGTCGAAGCAGTCACCTTTTGCGCCGCATCCAAAACAGTAATATCCTTCCTCATACACATTGAACGATGGGGTTTTGTGATCCTGATGGAACGGGCAATTCCAAGCCCATGATTTCCCGCTTCTGTGCTTGGGTTGTCCTAAAGCCTTTTCGACCTCGAGCCTACAATCGTACTGTGATCGCGCGCTCTTGATGTCCATGCTATCCTTTGCCTCCCTCGGCATAAAACGAGTCACCCAGTCTGCAAATCGCTTTGTTGTTCAGGCAAAGGGATTGGACTGGGTGACAGTGGGAATTATATAATGAATTGTTGTTTTTAAACAGTTTCGCGATTTGCATCTTTTACCTTTGCCTGAACTTCTGTATTATAAACCCGCACCCGCCGCCGTGTCAAGCCCGCAACGCGGGTTGCGCCGCGGAAACGCTAGGGGCGCGCGGCTTTACGAACTTGATAACGCTCTCGTATTCGACGCGTTTTTCGGAGTTCTGACCGAACCGCATTGATGGGGTGTTGATCTTCTTGTGCTCGACGAGTTTGAAGCCAAGCGACAACAGGGTTTCGATGTGCCACTCGGTTACGTGTTGCTCTTTTCCTGCTCTGATATGGTTCTTGATATTCAGGACAAAACAACCGCTAGGACATAGTACCCGCGCTGCCTCTTTCCACGCCTTGACATGAAACTCTTTATAAGCATTTCCCCACTGCATAGCGCCGGAGTTGTCGGGGTGTAGTTGTTTTTGCAAAGCCGCCGCGTAAGTGCGCCGATATTCCCAGCCTGCCTCTATTGTCCCCTCGTCGTGATCTGCCATCCTGTTTCCATAGGTAGGGGATGTGCAAACCGCATCAAAATACCCATCCATCCACGGTAAAGCCAGCGCGTTGCCAAGTGTCATTCTTGGGTGGATCTTCGCCCACTCGGGTTCAATCTCTACTGCTTGAATCTCAACGCCTGGAAGCCATCGCTCGACGAGAAATATTTTCCCTGTCCCGCCGAACGGATCAAGGATGCACTTGCTACCGCGCAGCATATTTACAAATGTCCCAAGTAGGGCGTCTGTATACTTCGCTGGATGCTGCGGGTTTGCTAACGGCAAACTAAAAAGCGTCAATTCTTCCATATCTCTCCTAATCCGCGTCCACGCGCTCGCCGTCAGCAGTGAACAGGGCGGTGGGCTTGCCCCATGTTTTCGTTACGGGGTCATATCCTTTCGCGGGCTTGCCGCGTCCAGGCTTCTGCTTCTTTGTGTGACTGCGCTTGACGATCTGCTTACGGTTGGCGACAGCTACGGTTTGTTCGCTGTGTTCCACGCCAGCGAGTGCCAGCGTGAAGGCGGCTAACGCCGTGGGGCTTATGTGTTTCATCGCTTCTCCGTCAGCACTTCGATAACTTCATACGTGACGCCGCGGCGTGGGTCTGGGTCGGCGCTCTCGACCGGGTACGCATTGCCGATGTACACAGGTTGCTTACATTTGCAGACGCCCCAGCCGCGTTTGTCGGCGGTGTTTTGCCTGTGGCACTTTTTGCATGTGCCGAGATAGCGGGTTGTTGTTGTCATCGTGTGTTTCCTTTCGTGTGGCTGGCTCCCCCTGTGCCAGCCGGGAGGGGGGTTATCCTTCGTAAACCGTGTACCCGTTCGCCTTCAATTCAGCGAGCGCCTTGTTGTATTCTTCAAGGCTGGGGTATTCGAGCATTACGTTGTTACCGTAAAGAGAGTCGCTTTTCTTATCTGCCGCCCTCTTGGAGAGTTGACCGCAGGCGGTGTAGTACGGTTTATCAAATTGCGGGTTGTGCCGTTCTTTGATCCAATAGCTTTTATTCGCCTTCATCGTGTTTCTTTCTCGCCCGTATTACGGGACGGGCGAGCCCAGCTATGCCAACAGTTCGCGCAGTGCCCGAACGTGCGGTAGCGCCTGCGCCTTCTTTCCGTTCCAGTCGAATGTTTCCATCCATTCCAAGTGACCAGTAGCGCGGGCGTATTCGTCAGGCGGTTCCGGCGGGTCAAAGTGTTGCCGCATCTCGTCAGCGGTGTACCTCTGCTCTGCCGCTACTGCCAGCGCGTAAGCCGGGACAGATACCTTGCCTTTGTTTGCAAGTACACGCGCCAGCCGGAAGTGTTCAAACGACAGATGCTCGCGCATAATTTCGATCCCCGGCATGTTCTCGAATGCCGCGACCACTTCACACCAGCGCCGCAGCGTTTCGCCGGAAGCAGACACGATGGGAAAATCAGCCTGCTCGTTTATCAGCCGGGAACATTCGACAAAGAACATTTCCCGCGAGACTTCCGCTGTTACATCTTCTGGTAGATTGTCCCAAGTCTTATTGACCAACTCGCCAAACTTCCATTCGCGGCGGTCTTTCGCGTGCCCGAGTGCGGCAAGCCTGGAAGCCTGCCGCCGCAGGTTGTCAACGGCGGCAGGGGGGATGAAGGGGTGTTGGTGGACTTTACCGGAGGTCACGCCCGAAACTCCACTACATCGGCGTATTTACTGTCACCCTTCGGGGCGCGAATAACAACCTTCATTCCGCCTTCTTTCGGTCCGTATTTTGTGTCAACGGGCCAGTTCTTGAAGTCCTTATATATAGCCGGGGCGTGAAAGCACTTCACTCCATACTTTCGGCTAATAAACTCCTCTTTTTCAACAGTGAACACGCACAAAACATCTTTACCGCTTTGGGTTGTTCCGTGAGATACGCCCTCAACGGTGTAAACATTTGCGCCGTCGATCTTCTCTTTTACGGGCTGTTGGTTCTCGTCTACCAACGGGAGACCAGTCGCAGGTTCGTACACCTGCGCCATAACTGGCTCGCTTGCGGGAGCAGGTTGCAAAACGGGGCGAGGGTAATTCTTGCGGAGTTCCTTGAAAGCCTCGATAGCCGCGTCGGTCACCTTGACGATCTTCTCAGCGGTTGAGCCGTAGCGACTCGTTACCTGAAAGCGGACCGTCTCCCCTTCGATGTCCACATCCAAAGACCCATTAACGCTGACTTGCTGGTCTACTTGATACACGTACTCTTGCTCTTTCGGTTGTGTTGCCATTTTTTATTCCTTCTCCCTGCCTATTCGGTCAGGGGTTGTTTGTACGTCCCACGCTGGGACGGTAATCACCGTTTATAAATAATTTCGTAGTCTGTTGACTCGATCTGATACACGTCATCGCAAGCCTCGCACCGTTTACAATAACAAGGCGAATGGTAGTCATCCGGCATGTAAGCAGACGAGTACCAGCGAAGTTCGCAGCCCTTCACAAGACAGACAATTCTTTTGATGTAGCGAGTAAAGAGATATTTGAGCATTTATGACTCCTGTTTCTGTTTCATCTCGATCAGCGCCGCATGGTGCATCAGGTGAGGCGAGGCGAACACGATCCTTACGCGGTTCTTCGCTTCGATCTGCTTCCGGTACTTCTCGCGCCTCGCCATCAGCAACGGCTCGGGGTACTCGTCCAGCAGCGGGCAGACACGCAGACAGGCAAGCAGGCGGTAGGTGTTCATTGTTTGCCTTCCTGTAACTTCTCGTGTAGCTTTGCGATAACTTCCTCGTGTGCCGCCTGTGCCCGTTCGCGTTCAAGCTGGGCGCGGTTCTGCTCGTCGGCGGTTTCCAGTTTGCGGGCTGCCTCGTCTGCGCGTTCCTGTGCCTGCTGCGCGTTCATTTCGGCTCCGGCTTGGCGGGGGTCAGGAGGGCGCGGGCGGTATCGCAGTTTTTGCATTTGCATTGTCCAACGTTCGATTCAAATGCGTGATCTATCATGTAATCTTCGACAATGCTCTTCAGTTCCCGGTTGAATTTCTCAAGTTCCCGTATCAGCGCCGCCAGTTGCAGGGCTTCGCTCGCCTGTCGCGGGTTGCCCATCGCGCGCCACTTCTGCGAGTGGCTTTCTGCCGTGTGTGCTGTTACCTGTTCGTGTTTTGCGTTCATTTCAAACCACCGTTTGCTACAGCCTCGTCCAAAACGATCCGCGCAACGCGGCGGGCGATAGCAGCAATGGTTTCCCAGCAAGATCCGCAAACATACTGGCTCCATTCTTCTTCTGCGTCTGTTTCGTTGGCTTCAAACCTCAACTCAAACAGGTCGTGGGACTTTCCGCAAATTGCACATTTCCTATTCATCATTAGCCTTCTTTCTATGTTACAATTCCGTTCGCATTAGCCGCGGCGTTTAGCCGCAGACGCCTAGCCGTGAGGTTGGGCGTTTTTTATTGCGCCTGTGCCAATATTCGTTCTTTGATCGCGTCGCGGTCTTTCTTCGCAAGCGCGAGTTGCAGGGCGGCATCATCCTCGGCTCCCCACAAATCACGTCTGACTTCTATTGGCTCGCCTGCGTCGATTGCGTCACCTGCAAGTTCGTGCGCCCAACTCAGCGCATAAGCCGCGTTGCCGACGATCTGCTCTGCCTGTTCGAGCGCCCATGCGAGCTGGGTATGTTCCGAGATAGTGACAGGCTCAAGGGTGTTGATCTGTGTCAGGGTAGGCATTGCATTAGCCCTTTCGTGTCTACGCCGCTACCGTGGCGGCTTGCTTGACCTTGCGGTCTATCTGTACCCGTTCGCACCCAAGCAGTACAAGCACTTTCTTGCTTACGGGTCGCTTGCCCCTCAGCCAGCGGTTGAGACTGGCGGGGTCTGTGCCTAGCTTGCTGGCGGCGGCGGCTTGCGTGCCTGCTTCCGCCACCAGCTTTTGCAGTTCGATAATTGCCGGATTTGTCATAGTTCTCCTTTCTCTAGTTGCCCCATTGCGTCATCGCCTGCGCAATTCCGGGGTAGGTTTTACTTCGTTCGCGTTGTCTTTCAGGTCCGGGCGTCATCTGCCAGATGCGGTGTCTTTTCTTTTTTGGCAGAGTGAGCATCAGTTCGTAAACATTGTCTGTCTCTTCGAGGGGCGGAAGTCCCCACAACCACAGCCATGTTTCTTTTGTTTCCGGGTGTCCAAACATCCACGGTTGGATTATTTGTGATCGCTTGCCAATGTACCGTTGCATGATCGTCTTTGGTTGTTCAAGTGCAACTTTCGGGGACCACTTCCGCGCCTCGTTCCATGCGTGGGCGCAAAGTTCCGCACCTTCTAATCTCAATGGGCTATTCCAGTACCAGCGGTTGCCAGAAAGTGACGTATAGGTGCAGGGTGGATGGATAATGATTAAGTCCCATCGCTTGCAAAGCAGGTCAAAGAAATCACCTTGATAGTGGGGGAGTCCTTTAGCGCCGGGATAGTACAGGTCGCAACTCATGGCGTTATGCCCGGCGGCGATAAACGCGGCGGCGACTTCCTGACTTTGCTCGAAACCAACAAGGACGTTCATTTTGGGAGTGTGTTGTAAACAAAAAAGAATTGTTCTGCTTCTTCGTAGGTGTCGAATAACAGCCCGCCGCCGCCAAGAATTGCACCATTCTCTGTTATTGCCCATTTGCCACAATCAAGTAGTGATATTTTCATCGTTTCATCTCCTAAACTGTTGTTGATGTACCGATAATAAACCCGTTGCCAAAAAATGTCAAGGGTACAGAAACAACAGTTTCCCCATCGAAACAGCAACTGGTGTAAACTACCTGAAACCACGGAACACGAAAGGAAATTGATAATGGAGAAGATTGCAAACCGCATCTTGGAGGGGATGAAACAAAAAGGATATACCCCCGCGGACCTGTCACGCGCCGCGAAGGTATCAAAGTCCACAATATCGAAATTGCTCAACAACCAGCCACAAGTCGGCTCGCCGGAGTCGCTCGCCAAGATCGCCCGCGCGCTGGGGATACCGGAGCAGGAATTTTTTATGGACAAGGGGATCATGAAAGACACGCCCGAACGCCGCCGTGACGCCGAACTGCTCAGGCTCGAAAAGCTACACAGCCGCCTACCCAAAGAAGATAGGGAGGTACTGTTTGACTTTGCGAATATGTTATTTTCGAGATCCCAGGGACAAAAAAGGAAACCGATCTATGAACGCGAGCACAGGTAATTCATCGCACCGTATTCCGAGTAATTGGGAATTGTACATCCACGCCCCGCTGTGGCAGGTGATCGCCGTCCGCTTGCTGGCAGAGTTGCTACTGTGGCGGCGGCAGGTTGCGTTGCTGCTGGTGCCGTCCCCCAAGCGGACATAACATGATTTCATTCGCCTACGCATGGGCTTATAAAGCCGCGCTGGAATACGAGGGCACCGAAGAACTCTCAAAGCGATTTCGACCGGAATACTTTTTTGTGACCGGATTCATTGACTTCGCTATAGTCGCCCTCGTTGCTTGGTTGCTTCGGCGGACATAGCCCCCAGCGTGCCCACAGTCGCCCGGCGCAGGCTGGGCGGTTTCGCGTGTAGGTACAGAATCAACGCCTTGCCACTTTCTAGCCGTCGCAAAACGAAATTGGCGGCAAAGTTGACCCGCAGGACGTTGCGGCGCGGAAACGGGGGTTTCTGACCCCCTACAAAAGTACTATTGAAATCCGTTTCAGTATCGAATACAATGTTTCTGTAGGTGTAGCTGGTTCCCCTTGCGAGGTACCCCAAGGTGTAGTCGGTTCCCCTGAAGCCTGCCGTGTTGCTGGGGTCGCCGCGCAAGGAAGAGCGACCCAATCAAAACTGAAATCGTGCGTGGGGAAGATCCACGAGCAGAAGCGGCAGGCAATGGGCGGCGGCGTGGGCAATCACGCCACGAGAACGGCATCCTAGCGAAGAGCCAACGCTGACCACCAGGAGCCAACAGGTAAGAGTGTCAGCCCGCCCACGATCAAAGCCCGCCGTGACCGAGACAACGAAGAAGCACCTAAGACGTGCTAGACGGCACGGTGGGCGACTTTACCAGAAAGGCGACGCAATGGAATTATCAGACCTCAAAGTTGGCGATACCGTAGTGATAGACCCGTATACTGGTAGTTTTTATGCTCGCGTCTATCAGTTTGCTACCGTTACAAAGGTTGGTTCAAAAAAGATTACAACGGATAAAGGCGAGTTCTCAGCGAGACACGGCGGCACGTGGGGCGGCAGTCCATATCATGGTGCGTGCATTGAAATAGGCGTGACAATACAGGACGCAGAAGCGCACAACCTCGAAGTGAAAGCCGACGAGCATAAGCGCGGTCTGGTTGCAAAACTCAGTAAAGTAACGTGGCGAAAATTGCCGCTCGAGACGTTGGAAGCAGTGACGAGCCTTGTTGACAAGCCCGCCGTGACAGCCGAAACAGCGGCGGCGGGCGAGGATAGTAGCGTTATTAAACAGCGCGGAGGCGCTGAATTGGGAGTTAGAAGGCTCTTATGAAACTTGAAGTAAACCAAATTGTCTATTATCAAAATCAGCCCGTCCGCGTTGTTCGTGGTGCGCCCGTTCGCTTTGGTGAAAAGCGGGTCGTTATTGAGCGCCGTGACAGAAGGCGTCTTGCTGTCAAAGTAAGCCTTCTAACAAAGCGTGCAGTTGACGGGGCTACGGGCTGCGCGTCGTGTGCTCATGCTGATGAATGTCCAGGCGGTTTTGAAGATTGCCGCATATTCACGCCCCGCAACTAACGCAAGCCGTTCCCCCGCAAACAGAAACCGCCCCGGTGTGGGGCGGTTGTGGGTTAATGGGTCCAGTCACAAACAAATCAAAGCACCAATCCTCGGATAGATTATTTTTACTGGATGGCTTGAAAATGTCGGGCTTGCTGTAGGAGATAGGTTCGGGTATCCTCCACCCATCCGGTTATTATCATCTCCCAGGAGTGGATACCAGGCTCGGATATTTGCAACTGGAACACATGCGTCAATCGGGTGGATACCCTTACTTAATAATGCTATCTCGGCGTCTGTTGGTGCGTAGTCGAACACAAACACCTCCGCAATGTCGCCATCAAAAAATCTACTGACCGATGAGCGCCTCATTGCCCCAATTGCTATATAGTCGGGAGTTGGGTCTGTTCTACTGGTTGTATTAGAGCCCTTACTGCCCCCATCTAAATAAGCGTCACGGCTGGTGTCGCTCCTGAATACCGCGCTACTAGAGTACCACGTTGTTGCAGAAAACCCTGCGCTTGATACCGCTATAACTTCACCGGAATCAGCGTCGTTATTTTTAATTGCTCTGATGGGATCGCTCGCCACCGCACCGGACCATCTAAGTTCGTATCCGCCGGATGTGGCCCCACCGTTGCCGAGTCCCACGGCGGTTTGCTCATCTGCTACGCTGTCGCTCTTGCCGAAGCAGTGCAATGCAATAGGTTCATTGGCAAGCAGTGTACTCGCTACGCTAAGATATTGGGAAGATCCGTTAAACGTTCTCGCCATTATCGCTCCTTACGCCGGTACGCCATTCGCCACAATCCCAAGAGATGTGATCATCCGCAACGCGTCTGTAGCGGTCCCGGTGGTGCCGCGTCGTACCCGCAATACAAAGAAATCATTGTTTGCCAGGTTGTCCATATCAGCCCCGGAAGTAAAAAGGATTACAAAGCTCATCGGTATTCCAGCGTTTGGAGGACCGGCTGGGATGGTAATATTTCCACTGGTGTTGTAATCATACGTATGGGACGCCCCCAAATCCTCTGCCCCAGCCTCAATACGGCGAATAGCCGCCTCAACTGTGTAGGTTTCGCCCGCCGCGCCGGTGGTACGCATTACAAGACCGTTCAGGCGTAATTGGGCCCCATCAGTGTAATTTTCAATCCTACATAAGAAGTCCCTGTAGGTGTTGGATCCGTTTACAAACTCATAGTACGGGAATTGCTCCGCGGGCGTTGACGCCCCGGCCATAACATTCATTGGCGCGCCGGTTGTTGCTGGCGGAACGGCGGCGAGGAAGTGAACAACACACTGCGTTGGTGCCGTCCAACTTGGATTCCCCCCGGTCCCTCCGCTTCTCAGAATATATCTTGAGTCTCCTGCCCCGAGCGCAGCCCATGAGGACGCACCCCTGTACAATATCGCCCCTTGTGTGCTTGAGATACCATCCAAAAGAGTTTGAATATTTGACCCCCCGCCCCCGGAACAAAAGACCTTTGTGCCATCAGAATACCAAAATATAGATCCATTGCTTAATGGTATATCTATACCGCTGGGGCAAATGATGTTCCCGGTGCCGTGCTTAAACGTAATTGTATCTGTCCCAAAATCAGACGCATATAAAACACCGAATTGCCCTTCTGATGTTCCGCTGATCGTGGTCAGGTCGTCTGTTGTGCTACTCTCAGGTTGTAATTTGTGGTTTCCCTGCGTGACCGTAATTGCACCCGAAGCTATGGTTAATTCAGATGCCGTCAAGAATGTGATTATTGCATTTCCAATTTCCATTATGCCTCTCTATATGACGTATAAAACGCCAGTCCCATTGATCGTAATCGTGTGTCCGTTAGTGTTGACACAATCGACATAGATTTTTGTTTCTCCATTTCCAACAACCACGTCGCCCGCCAAATCGGGGCAAACTTCCAGACTGTCGCCGTTCCAGTTATCCCAAATTGCATCAACAGTGCTTTCCCACAGGTTGACATTTATGTAATCGGGAGCGGGTTGTGTTGGACCTGCTACATAGTCGTCTTTAATCTCCGCCGTCGTGCCGGGGATAGATTCACCAGCAACAGCAAGGCGCAAAACTTCAATGTTGCCAAGTAGTGTATTCAGGTCTGCAAGGATAGTCGTCGCGTTTTTGGTAGTCGTTGGTACAGCAATGACCGTAAACGCAATAGGAGTTCCCAGCATCGCCGCCGCCAGCCCGCTTGCCAGCTTTGCGTTGCCATAGATTCGCGTGAAATCGGCGACGTTGAAATAACCCTTACTCGTTGGCGTAGTAACATCGGATAAAGCACGATCTTTGATGGGGGGTACGTAACTCATGGTACGACTACTCCAATAACTTCAATATCCTGCACCATACCGCGCGCCAGGTCTGTCGTTATTTTCTCCACAATCCCGCCTATCTGCCCACCTTGTGAGTCGATCAAAACACTATCTCCGGGCGCAACCAGAGAGGCGAATAGCTTTGTTTTTTGCCTGTACCTTTGCTGTAGGTAATCATAAACGCGCTGGGCAATAACTCCCGCACTTGCACGCGGAACGAGTGTCACATCAATCTTAACTACGTTGGATGGAGTACCCGCCGGGGGAGATCCGTAAAAACCATTAATAAATTGAGAGTCAACCCACCCTTGCCCCGTGATAGTTAAGGCAACTATGGCGTCTGTTGATACCCGTGTCCATGTGCTGCCGCGCGTTACAGCCGTAACGTGTCCGCCGGGGACAGTGGTCTGGCTGAGGTTCACGTGAGGCTCATTGAATACTATCGTATGGGTACCAACTGGCACGTTGACATTTACAATCGTTTCAGCGGTTATATCAAGGAACGCGTAATCGTGTGATGTTATTTCGGCTCCGGTGACAAGCGGTTTTAGTTCCACCGGAGACTCCATCCCTTTCTCTGCATTGGTTAGGGTGTGATCGAATGAAACAAGGTCAGATGCCAACTCAATCGGCTTGATCTCAATAACGCTACTTCTAGAACACGTGGCATATGCGCCAATCCTGAACAAGACCCACTGCAAACACTCGCGGCAGCTCGCCACGGGCAGCCAACTTTCCCCTATGAGGTCGTGTGCGCCAATGGTTATTCCTTCCAGGCTTGCGTCAAGGGTGTAGTTCGTTCCCCCTTGCAACATAATATCTTCGATCAAATCCTCAGACAAAACCGCGCTGTAGGAATTGATTGGATCCACGTGGTGACTACTGGTGCCCTCGGGTAAATAGTCTATGCCGTCAAGCAACCCTATTGCGTCGGTTGCCTTGAATGTCGCTACATTTTCAGACAGGCTTTTCCATTCACTCAAATAAAACCGACCCATGTAGACCGAGGCACCGTCAACGCTTTCATAAACATCAATCGGCGCTTTGTCTGTTAGTTGCGCATACACCCCGGACGGACTAATGACGTTAAACTCGCCGTTATCCGAATATAGCGTGAAGTCCAATGTGTTGCTTGGAAGCTCGACGGATAACGGGCTGATTTCCTCAACCAAGCGTGCTTCCTTGATGTCGGCACTGGTAAAACGTGATACCGTGTCCAGGTCGATTCCAACTAGCCTGAGATGGCGGTAAGCCCTATTTGTAGAGTTGAATGTGATAATGATTTTCTTGAAATCGGCAACCGCTAACCCGGTGGAAAAATCCCAATCCGCGGGGGTGTAGTTGTTGGTACCAATAAGTACGTTCGATGCGTCGTAATATGCAACATCAATGTCGTCGGCATAGTCTACCGAGTACCGAGCGAAGCGTAATGTAAGATCGTCCGAGGAATGCACCGACGCAAATGTAATCGTGAGAGTTGGCGGAACGGCAAACGCGCCATCAGAGCCGCTCATTACCAGGCTCATCAACCCGACGTGTGGAGTTGCAGACATGAACTTATAGTTACCATCCAGAATCCAGAAATCCGGCTCATAGGTAGCATATCGCTGCTGGGGTGTCTCTACTTTCAAGTCGTCAAGGTCCGAAAATGTTTGTTTGCTCGACGCGGCAAAAGTCGCATCCGCCTTAATAACTAACGCGTTAGAGCCAAACAGTATTGACGGGGAAGTCACTGTCATTATGCGGGCGTCCTTGTTGGGGAGATGGGTATCACTGTCACGGATAAATCACGGTAATAGTACGTGCTTCCGTTCTTGATCTTGACTACCTTATCTTTCGGGTCGGGGAAGTAACAATCGTATGTATCCCCGAGCAGGGTGATCTCGTGCGACTCTGCGGCTTCCGTTAGTTTCAGCCACAGCGCAGCATAATCTGTCACGTTGTTCAAAGACATGCCGAACTCAAGCTTGTAAATGAAATAAACACCGATAAGCTCCCGGTGCAAAACTCCATCTTCTGTGCGCTCGGCGTACTTGTCCACCGTACTGGCACTGCGGTCTATGACCTTGAATGGCACATCGTATGTAGTGCTGTCAATTACCACGCTCACTCCATACCTCCTGCAAGCAAACTCTTGCCATGTCTCGCGCCCACTCGCTTTTGATTGCGATAGATAACCTCACCGTCAAGGTAGATTGTTACGTCGCCTCCTCCGCCTTGCTGCATTACTTCCGAGAGCGCTTGCTTGATCGTCTCAAGCGGAGCCTCGACGTTTGTCCCGCCCTTTTGATCGCCAAGCACCGCCATGAATTTCGAGTTGGGCGGAATGACTGCCCCAGTTGCGAGGTGTGGAACAGACGCGGACGCGCCGCCCACGTTGGGAGTCTGCACCACAAGCCCGGTCAGTCCTGTGATTGCATTGAAGGCTGCCGTAACTGCGTCGATGAGTGTGTTTATAAATCCAATAACGGTATTGACGACTGTTAGCGCGATTTGCTGCACGGTAAGAAATACGGCGCGGAACTTGTCCGCTAGGAAGTCCAGAACACTACCAACTGCCCCGACTGCAAGTACAGACAGCTCCATTGCCGCCTTGAATGCCGCAACTACCGAGCCAACCAAGAATAAGACAAGTCCTAGCCCCGCCTTCCACGCGGCGGATATACTCAACGCCGCCTCTACTCCTACGACTTGGGCAGTACGGAAAGCCGCTTCTGCTCCGCCTTTCGCCAGGTCAAACTCGATTTGCAGCGTGTCGGTAACAACCTTGATCGCGTTTTCGCCGAGTCGTTTCCAGTTGTCCCAATAAACGAATTGCTTGAGCGCCCCGATGGGATCGTTCCATATCGCTAAAATAGCGTCTTTAATTTCCTGAATTTTGTCCTTGATCTTCTCGGCAGTAGCCAGCGCGTCGTCCGTTACCGGGACTATTTGCGTTTCAACCTTTGGGGTCAGTGCGTCTGATTCGTTCGTCTTTTGCGTCAGGACGTTTATCTGGTCGAATGCCGCTAAAGCGCCCTCTGCCGCCTTCTTTGTTTTCTCGGTATTCTTTGCCAGCTTCGCGGCAGACCCGACCACAACCTGCATGACTGTTTTTTGTCCGGTCAGCGCCGCGGTGATCATGGCGATTCTGTTGAACATCTGTATAAGCCAATCCACCGCCTTTTGTATGTAGGGGATCGCAAACTCTACCAGTGGCAGGAACGCCGCGGCAATTGAGGCTTTCAGTTCGACAAAGCTGTTTTTCAACTTCTCGAAATTCTTCTGCGTGTCTCCACCCTTCAGTTGAATTGCCTCTTGAATAGATTCGCGAAGAGCTGCAAATATCTTTTGTGCGCTCAAGGCAAATATCAAAAGCGAACCAACAAGGAGTTTCTTGAAGATGTTACTAACCGCCGAACCAATCTTGGAAAACGCCGACCGAATGCCAGCCGAAACCTTAACGGCGCTATCCAGAGTGCGCGCGAACGTTTCTCCGGCTTTGATCCTCAGTTCATCCATGCCCTTCTTAAATCCTTTGGTATCCAGGCGGGTATCAATGCGAACAGTACCATCCGAGCCGTTAGCCATTTTTGTTTTGTCCTTGAGAAATCAACTTATAGAACAACTCTTCTGCCTCGCGTTCTTCCAGCGTCCTATCGTCAGGATCTTCGATGTCTATCAGGTCGCGTATCTCCCGCGCCGCGGCTCGTTCTTCTTTTGTTGCTTTGCTAGTCTTGAGCCTGTAACGCAGTCCTACCAGTTGTCTAAAGTCGGATTCGTTGTCCAGTCCACGCATGAGGGCAAGGAATTGCCACCAGTGGAGAGGGGCAGTAGTCAGGTCAATACCGTGCGTCTGTCTGAATGCGGCATAGATCGCCTCGGCGTCCTTCTGGAAGTCAAATGTCCGTGGACCGCTATCGCCTTCGTGTGTCTTGCCGCCATTCAGGAATATTTGAGCCTGCTTAAGCGCCTCTTCTGTGTTGGTGGGCGTGTCTATGTAGAAATATCCCAACACCACCCTGTAGACTTTTTCCAACTGCGTCAGGTCCGGTGCTTCACATGCCGTCAGGACACGAATACAATCTCGAAAGTCAGTCCGCACGCGGTACGCCTCGCCGTCAATTGTTATCGTTTCGGGCGGGGCGTCGGTGAGCAGTGTCATCGTTTACGCGGTTTCCTCGTCCGCCTGGGCGGTTTCTGGCTTGTTGGGATGTACTTATTCAAAGCAGAGGCGCGGGCGGGTTCGATGATCTTGTTGATCTGGTCGATAAACTGGATGTAGATACCGAAGTCGTAACTAACCACATCGCCAAAGGCAATCTGAGACGCCCCAGCACCAAAAGCGTAATCAATGCGTTCACGCATGAAGGCATTGATCCCCTTGATCAACTCAAACTGCTTTTCGATGTCGGGCGCTTCGTCTGTTCTGTGCGATTCCAGCTTATTGGTTATGTCTCCAAACGCTTTATAGAAACGTTCCATAAAAAGCGTGTCGCCTGGGTTTATGGTAATCTCGCCAGTAGAAACTCCGTCACGCTCAATCGGTATCTGCTGCTCTCCTGATTCGATCTTGATGGGTTCCACCAAGCACTGCCTTTCTGTCGCTATGCCGCGGCGCGCGTAATGTCGATCTTGTAAATGCTTACTTCTGCCCCAACTGTAACGCTTATGGTCAAATGATTAACTCCCACGGCGAGAGAAGCCGCGCCGCTCTGCGCCACCTCTGCTGCTTCGTCATACTGCACGATGGTAGCGCCTACCAGTGTTGAGGTCATATTGGTACTAGTAACGCCATTTGCTACACTTGCGGTATAGAGCAGGTTGGACGGGTCAGTTGCAAACAGTGGCGAAAGCGTCACGCCCGAGCAGGCAAGGGTTGTCAAAACAGTTGTGACCGGGTTTGCTTCCCATGTTGCTGTCGCTGCTGGTTTGAAAACGCCTAATGTGGGATCGCCAAGATAATTGACGGTGTAGTTGATCTTTGCGCTCGATCCACCTTCCCCGCCAAAACCATCAAACTGGACAGAACACGCCATTTTTTCAGCGTAGTAATATCCGCCCGAGGGGGTCTCGTAAAGCCACACGTTGACAATCTCTGTCTCTGCGTCGGCTAACACCGCACGCGCAATCCGCTTTGCGTCAAGCCACTCAAAGACCGCGTCGCCGTTGTTGGCAGTCATTTCGATGGGCATGACAGGCGCGTAAGACTCGACCGAGAAAGACGCGTTACTGTTTCCAATATAGGTTTCTTCGAGCGTCTTGGGGTTCATCTGGACGACGCCGGAGGTTACACCCTCACTGACCAAAGACCATGTAGGGCTTCCCAGTGTCCCGGTGTTGAGAAACGATTTGAACTGATTGCGCTTGATCTTTGCCATAGCGCCGCCTAGCTCGGAGTAAACGCCGGAGTCGTTGTGTTGAACGTTCCCGCTGTCGGATCGCCCACAAAGTTGATCGTGAAATTGATCTTGGTTGCCTGTCCGCCATCCCCACCAAACGAATCGATCTGGATACTGACGGCTTGTTTCTCTGCCGGTGCGGCCGTGGGTCCGCCGGTCTCGTAATTCCAGACGTTGACGATTTCGGTTTCGGCGTCACCAAGCACAGCGCGGCTTTTGCGTAATCCGTCGATGTACTCAAAGACCGGATCGCCCGTGACACACGTCATCTCGATGGGCATGGTGGGGGCGTAGGAGTCTACCGTAATCGTTGCGTTGTCGTCTGTAATATAGGTTTCTTCTGTGGTCTTTGGGTTCATGTTGATAAGACCCGTAGTAACGCCATCTCCAAGCAGCGACCATGTTTCACTTGCCGCGGGAGTGGTGTCCAGGTAGGTCAAAACTAATGACCGTTTGATTTTTGCCATTATTTCTCCTTCTAGGGTGCGTCCTGATCGTACAGTAGCGCACAGTTCATTTGATAGATTGCCGTTTCACTCTCGCCCTGCTGATACAAGAACGGTTGCCCCGTAGCCCTAATGTCTGTGGGGTGCTGGTTGGTGTTGAGCGTCGGGAATGTACCTGCTTCGCTTTGCGATTCAAGCCAAGCCGCCACGCCTTCAAAAAAACCACTGTTGGCAATCCGGGCGGCGTCATCTGCGGTATATGCCATCATTTGCAGGGCAAAGTTGAATTGACGTTCAGTTGCGCCGGTCAGGTAGGTTTCAAGCACAACTGTCCCAGGTTGCTGGGACACGGCATATTCACTTGGGTTTCCACTGAGGTAATCCACCAAAACAACGGCACTGGACCCAATACCTGAATAGGTTTTGAGATACGTTTTGACAGCTTCTGAGATTACAACGGTTGTCATTCTCTGCCTGCTATCTTTCTGGCTCCGGCGACAATCTCTTTACCGCTTACGGATTTCATGCGCTCGAACCATTGCGGACCCCTTAGCGGTCCTGTGCTACTACCGGGCTTGCGAGGGCTGTAGTACTGCGCCTTTGCGTATGGTGCTATCCATTGAACAGTACCCGAGCCTACGTCAGTTCCTAAAATCCCCGACTTGATGAGCATCGAGGTAAGCAGGGGGATATACGGCTCACACAGCCTCAACACTTCCGAGTCGACAAACTTCTGCGCGGCGCTGTAGTTACTTTGCCAGCGGTTGCGAAACTTAGAATTGAACTTCAACTCCGCTTTGCCGTTAGCGTTGATCGTAATGGTTCCGCGCGGGGTTTCGATAACAGGTCCGCTCATCGCCCACTCACTTTCCAGTGTTGAAGGGAAACGCTGCCCATGTCAAAGGTATCCACGCTTGAGACTTGCAGAACGTCGTCATACTTGGCTTTGAGTTGCGAAATCGTAAAGCTTGCACTAATTGTGTCAGTTACCAGTCCCTTAACAACGTAGTCGCCATTTTGCAGGGTCCATTTGCCTGTCTTGGACGAAAGCGCCTGCCATGCCTTCGGCTTGGTGTAATTCTCGCTCCCATCACACGTAAACGGAATGTAGACAACCGCGCTATCGGCTGCCATATTTCCACCACTTGCAATCACGTTGGACGCCTTGCGGTTCTCCCACTCCACGGCAGGGATCTGTGTGCGCTGGTAGGCTTCCGAGCCCGAGGACGCATATCTATTGTAGACAGTGATCCCGGTGTTAGTCCTCATCTGAGGCGCTTTCTCCTGAATACTCCCCAGCGGCAAAGCCAGGGAACATTAAGCCAGTGGAGCCAAGATAGACCGCGGCAGAGGCGATATACTTTTCGTTTGCCGTCCTTTGCTTGGCACTGTTCTCTGTATAGGTCACAGAGTTGGAGCCGATGGACTCGCTGGCTATCCCGTCCGCGTTGCCGTCCAGTTCCACGCGCTGATACTCTTCGGCTACCGCACACGTTGCCATTTCGATGGCGTCTGTATTGTCTGTGTCGGTTGCAGCGCGCCCAAACGTTATGGAATCAATGACGGCAGATGCGCGCAACGCCAGCCGCGCAAAGTCGGCGGAGGCAATGGATGTACCCAGGTATGTGGTCGTGTAATAGGTATAGTCGGTGTACGCAGTTGTCATAAGTAGATGGGGCAGGGGTTTATTCCTGCCCCGTTTGCTTTAGTCGGGTCGGGCGGTGTTTACGCCCTCTTCCGTTGTATTGCCGGTGTACAGCACGCCAGCTGCCAGTTCAATTGAGGCGCTTGCGTGAGTCGTAAGAGCGAGGTTGCATCCTGAAATCATCCCGGTCGTCCCGGTGAAGTTGGCGGTAATTCCCTTTGTTGCCGGTGCCGCGCCTGCTTCGGTTGGCAGGAAGTTGCAATTTTGCAGGAACAAGCCGGTAACATGAATACCGTCCAAATGAACCCAGCGACCCGTACAATACTGGAAATCGCAATTCTTGAAATAGATTTGCGAAGCAGGATCGCCGCCACCCGCAGTGAAATGCACACCGGCGGTCCCTTCAAAACGGCAGTTCTCAAAGAGAACGTCAACGACCTGCCCGCCGCTTGACGCTTCGATCAATACGCCATCAGCGCCACCGGCAAAGCGGCAGTCCTTCGCGTGGAGGCGTCGAATCTGCCCGGTCAGCTTCAGCCCCGCGCCAGTCGAGCGCCCGGAGATGTTCAAGTTTTCAAGCTTCACATCATATGCGCCGTTGACCGTCAGTCCGGTGCCAGCAGGGGAGAGTCCAGTGATACGAGTTGAGTTATGAGCACCTACACCCTCAAGCGTTACCTTGTGCTGTGTAAGCGTCAGAGTTTCGTCCCATTCAGCCGCGTTGTCGATCATGATCTTTGTGCCAGCCTGTGCGGCCGCCAACGATGCGGCAGCGGTAGCAAAACCACCATTACCAGCAGACGCGACTTGCTGGGCGTTCAGGGGGATGCGCTGAACCCAATCAGCGCCGTGTGTGTTACCCATTCTTCACCGCCTTTTTGCCGCCCTGCTTCTCGGCGGGTTGTTCCTCCGCTTTTTCGGGTTTCGGCAACTTGACTTCTTTCCAACCCAATGACTTGAGGTGCTCAATATCAATGGGGTTTACTATCTCCATGCGAATGCCAACATTTTCAAGCAACATGGTTAGCTCGCTTTGATGTGGCTGTAAACGCCGTTCACCTTTGAGGTGTAAACGAATGCGTCGTGATACAGCCGGTACTGGATCTTCCAGCCGTCTTTGTCCTGGTTGGTGTCGGGATCGAAGATTTTCAGGTTGTCATGTTTCTTGACCTGCAAAACCGCGGATGGGTGAACCATCAGGAAGTTGATGTCGCGGCCGGTTACAGAGGTCTTAGAGAATCCGCCTGCCGTTGCTCCGCTGCCAGCATCCAGGGTAATGCCCTTGTAGAAGCGGGTTTGTGGGACCATGATTACATCCATGTTGTTGTAACGATTGACCATCGTACTGATTGACGAGTCGTTACCGTACATGCGGGTTACGGACTGGTCCAAGAAGGTCTGAACGCTGTCAGACACATACAGGATACGCCCATCGGCGGGAACTTCCGCGGCGTTCATTGCGGCGGTGGCTGTGTCAATCGCGGACAACACTGTCGAGGCACTGAGGGTCGTCGGACTTGCGACTTCCTGAATACTCGCCCAGGATGCGTACTTGCTGAAACGGTAGGCGTCTACTTCGGGGACAACCAGTGTCCGCATATACTCGCCAACAAGAGTTCCAAACGCCATACCCAGCGTCTCTTCGTCGTCCTCGCGGTCAACGAATAATTCGCGTCCGCGCTCGGTCGCCAGGGTGAGAGTTTCCCACGTGCCAGTAACGTCGCCAGCGGCATAACCAGCGGTTCGGCTGTAGGTGCCAAGACCGATCAATGAGGTCTTGAACACTTTCACAACATTAGCACCCGCAAAACTGACAGGCTTCGTCATTGCGTCCATACGAGCCGTCACGGATGCGGCTTTGTAGATTTCGTCAAGAATGGGCTGAAACTTGGTTACAAGTTGCCCGGAAAATCCTTGTGTCATTTCTTACTCCTATTTAGGAGGCGTCAAGCCTGCGCCGGTCCTGATGGCGTCGCCAATCTTGTCGCCAATGATTGAGTGGTTTTGCCCGCCCGTCACAATGACGGGGGTCTTTTCGTCGCTTGCGAACAGATAATCTTTCGAGGTCTTGAGTGGCTCGACCTGCTCCTTGAGTCCGATGAATTTGCCATCTTCCCCGAGTTTGAGCATGTCGGCTTTCAGATGAGGGATAACGTCAGACGGGTCTTTGACCTTGTACTCTTTCAATTCCTTTTCGAGAGCGATGTCGAAACGGATCTTGGCAACCTGCGCGTCGGCATCTTTCTGTGCTTGCTCGGCTTTCTGCTTCCATTCGTCGGCGGTTTTCTTTACACCTTCGATGTCCATTCCTTTGAAGGACTCAATTTGCTTGTTAGCCTCTTCGAGTTGTTCCCTCGCGGTTTTGGCTTCAGCTTCTGCCGTGGTTATCTTGCTCTTTTGTGCTTCCACGTCCTCGCCGTGCATCGCCATGATCTTGTCGATCTGTTCGTCTGACAATTCGAGTTTCTTGAGTTGTTCCCTTTTCATGGTTTATCTGTCCTTTCCTTTGATCGCGCTACGCTTAGTCACGTGGTTGCGTCCACTTGCGCCCGCCTTTTTGTACGTGTTGCGGTTCACGAATTAAGACAAAAAAGCCCATGACTCTCGAAAGAGTCACGGGCTGGGTCTACTTGTGTCGCTCGATATTACACGGTTTTATCCGTTAGATTGTTTGCCCCCAAACTATAAAATAATTATATCACGTGTTTCGTTGTCGCGCAAATAGTTTCGTTACGGCGTCGGTGTTCCTGCAATCGCTACCACAACGCCTGAGCCGATCACGCAAGCCATGATAGACATAAAGCCACAAAACACAATCGCCAGGATAACGCCAAGAGTGCCGGAGAAGAATTGCAATAGAGTTTTCACGCTGTTCCTTTCACTTATGTACTCATATTATATACGCTTTGCGGCGCTTCTGGTTTCTTCTCGCCCTCAAGTTTGACAGGTTCCTTTTTCACAAACCAAAAGCCGATAGTCTTTTCCGGCGTGATATACACCACAATCTCGTACAAAGACGATGGGTCAAGAGCCTTGATCCTTGCAATCAACTTCTCCTCTTGTGTCATCAAGTCTGTTCCCTCACTCTCTGCCTGTTGAGCTTCGTTTGCTCGATAAATTCACGCATTCGCCGCTGCCATTCTGCAACTTTCGCAGCCTCCCTCATGTTGTCCAGTTGCGCCGCCTTGAGTGCTTCCGATTGTCGCTTCCAGTAACGGATCTTGCGCTCAATCTCCCTCTGCATCTGAGTAGCGTCGTACATCGGCACTCTTTCGCCTTCCAGATTGACGGATGACCGCGCCAATTGCCCGCGGGTCGCGCTGTTGTATGCGTTACGCGATATGCCCTCGAAGTACGGATAGAATGAGTGACGGCAATTCCAGCCACCCAAACCCTCGCCTGTCCCGTATCCAGTTACCTCAACAAATGACGGGTATCTCTTGGATGTACCCGAACGGCTGTAAATCTTACCCTGCCAGCTTTCATGATTTGCAGGTCCAATGCCGGTATTGCGTGCGCCTGCGTGTGCTGAAACCTGTACAAGATCCTGCCCCATCTCGTCGGCGCGCGCTTCCTGTAGCTTCCCCGCCGTTTGGGATACACCCGTCAGGACCGTTCGCCGCATGGCTACGTCCAGTTTGTCGCGCGCTCCGCCTGGGTACGTTACCTCCAATCCACTCGCCCCAACGCTTTTGATCGCCGACCGAATCGCTTGATCATAGGACATTGCGCCGCTACTCACCTGCATATAAGCCTGATCTGCCGCCGATATAAATAACTGTTGGGAGTTGGTCGCCGTGGTCAGCGTCAGGTTGTTCATAACGCCCTGCGTCTTTTGCAGACCGATAGCCAGCACGCGAGACATAGCAGGGGAGAGGTTCAGTGGTAACGGATTCAGCCCTGCCGCCTTATAAATGCTGTCATCAAAGCGAATAGACTTGACGCCTGCCGCCTTGAATGCGGCGCGCAGTTCTGCCTCTGATTTGCCTGTCAGTTTTGACAGTTCCTTGAGTGCGTTCTCGAACGTCTTGCCGCTTTCCGTGAGTCGCTGCATCTGCCACGCGGCTGTACTCGTCATGTCCATCCCGGCAAGGCGACGGGCAATATCACGGATAACGGATAGCGTGTACTCTTCGTACACATCAAGCACGTTATTAGGCAAAACGTCGAATTGATCTTCTGTCAGCACTATGCGCCTGCGTCACCAAATAAATCATTCGGCTCGGGTTGCTCGGCTTGCGTCTCTGTAATCCACTTCTTAGCCGTCGCCTCGTCTAGTCCACGGTTGCGCATCAGGAACATATAACCCGGCATCATTCCGCCTGCCTTGAGTTGCATATCCTGGGCAAACTGCAGTTCTTTGTCTGTAATGACGGAGTCATCAAACTCATAATTGGCGGCATACGTACCGCGCGGCGCAAGACCGCCAAGCGTCGCCCATACGTCCATTGCATAAAGCAAACTATCAAGCGCCGTTTGTCGGGACTTCTGGCAATCGGTCACGGTGGAGTAAGACCGCTGCTGGGATATTTTTATCTCTGTGGCTGTCTTGTCAACGGTTTGCGGGTCGCTAAGGGTGCCGTACGCCAAGCCGCAGACAAACTCAATCTCGCGCATGGTGTCGTTCAGTCCAGACTTGATCGCAGCCTCACGGAACTCAGGCGACCATTCGTCAAACAGTTTGTTTTGTTTTCCGCCAATGTCTCCTGTAGATTTCAGGGTACGGTAAAGCCGCTTGTCTGGTAGTTTTGGCTTTCCGTCCGTCCCTAACTCAAAGGCAAGCTCGTCTGCATATATTAGCCGCTTACCGCTCGAAAACTCCCACATGAGATTCGAGAATATTTCATCGGCACGTTGGATCAACTTGACGTTACTGCCATCCTGCGCGCGCGAGTAGCACGACACAGACAAGGGAGAGGTGGTGTCTATGTTGTTCGCAATGGGATAGCGAAAGTATCCAAACAGCGGCGCGGTCACGTTTAGGATCGTCGCCTCGGGTTGAATGTCTGCCCACTCCTCGACCTCTGTAAGCTGGATAGGCTGCCCGAGTGAACTGGTGTCAGATGACCTAAAGGCGGCATTGCGAATGTTGTAACTCGTACCAACCAGGCTATGATATTCAAGCCGTGTGTACCAATACTGCCTGATCTTGCGCTGGTCGCTGAACACGCAAGCCGTCATTTTGCCGCTTGAGTCAAACGAGACGGGATACCCCTGGTCGGCTTGCACAGTATCCACGGCAATCACACTGCCTTTGATATACGGCTTCCACCACAAACCACCCTTTGCGCAGCCCTTTTCCACGTCCTGCCGAATGCGAGTCAATACTGGCCTCATTTGTTCCGCCAGAAACACGGCGCGCGGGCTGCCGGTGACATCCACCTGCATTTCGATTGTCACGAGGCGCGCAATCTCTCCCGCAATGGTCGCTGGTAGGTTGAGGCTTTCCGTGTCGGCACTCAGCCACGGCGAGCGTCCCTCGTACATATCTGACCATCTTTGGAGAGCGTCGCCCATCAATGGGCTTATAGCAATATCGACGCCAAGCGCCTGTTTTACGTTTTGAGTCGAAAACATCTTAGAAAGTACCTCCCGAATCCATCGCAGGATTTTTTGAAACATGGTTTACCTCACCCGCGCCATTAGTCTTGCGCTACGTTTAGTCGCACCGTCAACCCTGTACTTGTCAGTGTTCCGCGCGTCACAAGACAGCCAAACAGATTTTTGGAAGCTGCGCCACACGTAAACGGAATAGCATAGACCGCTGATCGACAAACGGCATTCAGCGCGCTTTGCACCCAATCGGCGGCAGGGAACTTGATAACCCCGATACACTTCTTTGCGTCGGCGTCTGATATTGACCATGCGGCGCTATCTGCTGGAGGGGTAACGGTGGCGTCAAACAGCCACAACTCGCAAGCAATCGCCTCGGCAACATCGTTTTCGAGCAGTGCCCCGATTACCCAGCCTGTCCCGGCATTCACGCGGGCGGCGTCTGTAAAAGTAATGGGGGTTCCTGATGTGCCAACGAAGTCTCCCGTCACATAATCTGCGTGTACGGTCAGGGTGGGGGTTACATCAATGTTCTTTGTGTTTCCTCCAACTTGCCCAACGTGCGCCTCGCCCGCCAACAGCGTCACGTCGCCAATGTCAATTGTTGGCGTAGTTTGCAGCGCAACAGGCAACGGATTCGACGCGCTAACCGCCGCCCCGTCCACATCGTACAGCGTCACTTCCTGGGCGATTATCCCGTTTGAATTTGCATCAGACATTTTATATTCTCCTTTTATTTACCACTCACAAACCGCGCGCATTGGAATCCAACGCGCGACCCCGATCATTATCCATGTGTTATCGTGGGAGGCGTCGCGCACCCACACAACCTCGCCGACCCGTACCGATCCGTGCTCTACACCTATGCTGGGATTGCCGTACACAGCAGTAGCCTCACAGACAGTCACCCAATCAGGGATCTGCCCGCCCATAAATACATCGTTCTCAATCACAGGCGTGGGGTGTAATTCGCGCACAGCCGGAGGCGTAATCTCTTCGAGCGCCAAAGCGGGCACAGCAAACCCCAACAGTACAACAACGAAAGCAGCAACGATCAAACACTTACGCATTTATTGTCCTCTCATTCTCCATATTAGGTTTGTTCTGTAACGCACTTCATCAATGAAGTGGTCGTCATGTTCGGGGTATTCTGAAATATAGTTACCGTCTTTATCCTGCTCGTACTCACAATTCAAGAACTCCTCAAGATGGAACGGCGCGCGGACGGGATCTATAACAATCTCCGCAAGCGACTGCAACCACTTGTAAGAATAACCTCGGCTATCCGGTCCCTTTTCGGCTCCGCGGATGTTTGCACCATAAGCCCTGAAATCGCCTATGCTCTTTGGCTCGGCAGAGTCGGCAATGATCAACTCGCCAGGATGCAACCTGCCCGCCTTTTCAAGTTCCTTGTAAACAGCCTCGTTGCCCATCTTCTGCGCTCTGTATTCATCGAAAACATACAGTTTATGCCGTGCCGGGTCGTAATGACTGCGCCCCCACGCAAACGGATCCGGGTAATAGCCCCAGTCTATGCCCTGTCCGATGTGGTCAAACTGCGCTATCTCCTCATCTGTGATGGTACGAGATACGGCATTCTCAAAGACTGTCCCGCCCAAACCATTGACCACTCCTAAATACTCATGTTCGTATGCGGGAGGGTTGACTGCTTTCAGGTATTCAGCTCGATCAATAAACGCCTTACCCAGCCACTCAATAGGAACATTCAGGTAGTTTGATGAGTGGTGCCAGGTCTTTTCGCCAAGCGTCTTGATGTACTTATTCGCCCAGTTGTTTGACGTTCTCGGCGGGTTGAATGATTTGAATATGAATGCCTCGTCACCGCCGCGGATCGCCGACTGCTCAATGTTACGCACGACTTCAGGACCACGAAAACTATCTAACTCCTCAAACCATAAGACAGCAATATACCCAAACGGCGGCTTGATTGATTTGATCTTGCCTGGGTCATCCGCTCCTCTAAAATATATCTTTTGTCCCGTTGGCAGGTATTCAATCTCTAGTGGGGAGGTGGTGCACTTGAATGAATCCGTAAGCCCTAGTTGCTCAATTGCCCAAACGAACTGAGCATAGACCGAATCCCGCAGCGTGTCCTTTACCTGTCTTGTGGCGAGTGCGTGCCAGGTGGGGTGATTGACAAGCAACTCAATAATCTCAACACTGATAAATGACGACTTTGTACTGCCGCGCCCACCATCCTCGACAAACTCGTTGTACTTGCCGCTATGTATAGCCCTGTGCGAAGCGAAGAAATCGGGCGCTATCAAGTCGGCGGGAATAATGAGTGAGTGCGGCTCGCCGTCCTTGCCGGTGAGTGGCTGGTCAGCCTTGCCGAGCTCCCATTCGATAATTTCACTCGCGGCTTTCTGTCTCACTACTTCATTGTCGCTATCCAGCCCGCCTGCTTTCACCATCATTGCCTTTACGAGGTTCTTCCGGCGAATTGCCCGCGCACCATCCAGGGCTTCGAGCGCCATGAGGCGGGCGGCTTCGTCTACCTCTTCCCCCCATTTGTAGACCGTGTTAGGCTTTATTCCAACAGCCTCACACGCATCTTTTTTGCTGGGGTAGTCCTGAAGCGCGACGATATACCGCAACTGGTCTTTACTCAGTTTCGGTAATATCTCAGAAAGTCGCTCAGATGTGGATTTTTCTTCCATTTCCTGTAGTTTCACTCTTAATCTGCTTGTCTATTGCCACTGCTGCCACTTCCAGTACACAGCCTCTTTGTTTCGCTTCCATCAGTTTCGCCGCCGTTGCTACTTTGTCGGCGGGCAGGTCCAGCGTTATCCTGATAGCGCCGTCCTGCATGGTCTGGACCTTGATTATCTCTGCCGGGAAGGTGATCGCCTCTTCAGCCATTTACAAAATCAATCCTTCTCGAATATGTCAGCTTTACAGGCAAGCTGTTCACCCAATCTTCCATGTGTTCCACGCCGTACCTTGCGCATTGGATCTGCCAGAACTTGACGCGCACATCGTAGCCGTTCAATACACATTCTCCACGGTGACACACTTCACACGCCTGCATGATGTTCTCTTTTACTGTCAGAATATCGTGCCAGCGTTTTATGTCGTGAATCAGGGCGTGATGACGTTCGATAGCTTCCCGCTCCCCGCACCACTCACAAAGGACACCTCTCTCACGGCGTAGATCAAATATCGTTATCAATTCACGTTATCCTTTCGCCTCGGCGCTTCCACGTCCAGCATCCCGCCAGCGCAGCGCACCGGATAGCCGATGTATGGACTTTCGTATCTGTGCCAGAACGCCCACAGCAGCAGGGCGAGCGGGAAGAGGCAGAGTTTGACAAGACGTTGGTTCATGCGTGTTCCTTTCCAGTGGGGGAGGGGTGTCGCTTCTCCCAAATCAGATAAGCCTTCGCCGGTATCTGTGCGTTTCTGCCTTTCGGCTTGCGTCCTTCGTACATTCTCATTAGCCACCGTAGTTCGTCGTCTGTGAACAAATCAGGGGAGTGGCTGAGGCGCTCATAAATCGGACTCTCTTGGTTGGTTTCGATAAGATACAATGTCGCAAACATCAAATTCCCTTTCTGCAACGTGCCAGGTACCATTCGCGCCGCGGCAGGAAGAAGCGGGAGAGAAAGACAGAAACGGTGTTCATAGACCTAATAGCGTTTTCCATGCCGCCGCCTTCAAAACATAACCGTCATGGTTTGGATGAACTCCCATTACTCCACCATCCATCAACTCAGGATGACCCGTAAAAATCGGGACGTTATCTATACCCTCGAAACAGAAGGATGAGCGCGCCGCAATGACAGCCTGTTGCCATGTCCACAGCGTTGCAATTCTCGAAAGCTCAGTGGCTCCGTCACGGAACGTTTTAGCTAAATAGACTTTCGTAGCCGGGAACGCTGTATGAATAGCGTCAAGGTCGCTTCCGAGTGTTGCTTTCCACTCCGATTCTGTGTATCCAGCCGTGCCCCAATACGTGTCTGTAATGTCGTTCGCTCCAATCTCGAATAAGATGTAAGCGGGGTCCTCGCCTGAATATCCAGCCAGCCATGCCGCTAAACCAGAATGTACCTGTAATAATGTCCAGCCACCGGTTGCCAGCTTGGTGGGTAATTCATTGATGTACTCGCCACGCTCAGAGCGTAAATCGGTGATCAATATGCCAATGTGCCCACCCGTTCCCTCTTCATCTGTTGCGGCTGCCGTGATGCTGTCGCCAATGCCAGTAATAAACAGGTTATCAAAAAAAGGCGCCAAAAACGCGTCGCTCCCTCCTGCGCCTCGAACCGTTTCGCTCCAACTATCAAATGTATTTGCGGAATAGGTCGAGAATATCCCGGCGTACTGGTTGTCTTTGATCGCCGCATCTGATATTGTTTGCGTGTCAATCACCACAATATCAGACTTGAACACACGCACGCTTGTACCCTGCTTTGCAACGCGTAAGACCCCTGTCCCTAAACCACCTGAGGCATCTATAACTTTAGATAAGACCCCATTCAGGGCTTTATACAGCCGCAGGTATTTACCATTGTCTGCAATAAGTAAATAGTTGAGTGGATTGGCGGGGTTGTCCAGCGCAAATATGATCCCCGCCATCGTGCCAACTTCGCGCGCCGTGACATTGACTTCCACGACATAATCCGCCGTTGGGTATTGCGGGCGGGTCAGTGTTATCGTTGATCCGGTAATTGCTTTGATGGAAACGTCATCCAGCCACAGACTCTCTGACGCCTGGTTGCCCTCGAATATGCGTAATTGCCTCAGCCCTGTATTACTCTTGAGCGCGCACTTGAAATTTACCCAACTTGCACCCGGCTTGAAGCTCTCATCATTTGCCACGATTGTTGCTATGCTGTCAATGAACGGGTTTACATATCGGGTCCCGACTGACTTCGCCCAAAAATCAAGGTGCAGCCATTGGTTATCCCCACCCACCGCTAGCGTTTTGCGTATGCCTGCCGTGCTTGAGGATGCGTCCACATCCATTCGGCACGAACTCGATCCGCCGTGCTTGTCAGTCGTGTCCTGATTAATTGAAGATGTGCCAGCAAGAGATAAGTCCCAGTTTGTCGGTGTGGTGGGGTTTGTCCAGTTCTCGATACCCACGTCGGGGGATAATTCTGCCCCAAGTGTTGGGGTGTTGAGTACCGCACCACTGGCTATGGCATATGTTGCGCCAACCCAATCATTACCTACTGCCCCATCAGCACGCGTGAATGTGTCCGCGAACTCAATAGCCGAGTCGACCACAACCGTAACGGGGGTTCCGAACTCCGCTGATATATTTCCAGCCGCATCTTTTACCCACGGGTACAGGGTATAAGTAGCATCCTCCGTTAACACATATTCGGTTTGTGCTGCTTCGCTCCACCCAGCCGCATCTACCGCCGGAGGCGTTGACGATTCAGTGATGATAAATGCCGCCGCGTCTGCATCGGCGGTAAACGCCGTGATGGTGATGGTCAAGCTACTCGACGGCGAAGTTGCCGTAAATGACAGCACCGCGGGCGCAGTCAAGTCCGCCCCTCCTCCGCTCATCAGCATGATAAATTTACGTCTCATTCAGCCTCCGTTTGTTCGCGCTTCTGCCATTCCCGCCACACCTTGCGGGTCCAGCCGTCAAACATTTCTGCAATCCGTTCCTCGTTGTACACGTTGATCGTTGCCTCTCGGTGTCTCAGATAGTCGCCCAGCAGGTGTATAAGTTCATGCGCTACCGTATCAGGTCGCGCCCCCCTGCTGGTGAGGATGTGCAGGCTTCCGAATAGTCCTTTACTCTTGAGTCTGCCTTCTTCGCCCAGGTAGTACGCCCACCGCCCCGCGTCCCACGCTGCAAACGTGTTGGGGTGAACATCGTAAAAGTAACCATCCACCCACTGACGCCGATAATTCAAGTAAAGGCGAAAGTCTGCTATTCGCTATCCTTCCACTCATCAAGCCAAAAGCCGCGTTTGATATACGCCTTCTTGATTCGCCGCCGGACCTGCTCGATCTTCTTTGCCGACCGCGACCCGAAGCGTTTCATGTACCCTGCCCTGCTGTTCTGCTTGCAGACCGATGACATTCGCTATCCTTTCTCTGGTAGACTTCTGGTAAAGTCCACCGACACTTATACGCAGTATCACTACTGGTATCGCTATTGCCATAATTCAGAGACTGAATTATAATTACCTCAGCAGCCCGCACCTGCTAGTTGCAACAGCCAGGGCGCAACCGGGATCGTGGTGCCGCCAGCACCAGCCCCAAGCGCAGCGCCCGCTCTCGCGCTTCCCTCGTGTAAGCGAGTAGCGCAAAATGTCCACCGTGCAGACCACCCCAAAAGGGTGGTTTTGCTTATCGTCACACTTCCAGCCGTTGCTTGATGTCTACCAGAGCCGCAACCACAGACGCCAACCGCCCGCGGATATTGTTGATATGGTTGTACACATCGGAATGAGGCTGTTGGACGTTGGGGACAGGGTTGTCTTTTTGCGGATATTCTGGACCCATCACAGGCACAAGCCGCGCCACAAGTCCCTGCAAGCTTTGTTCAAGCTCTTCCAGCACTTTATCCATTTCTTTGAGCGCTACCTGCACCTCTGGCGTTTTCTGCGCCTCGGTCTGCGTGCCAAATTCCGACCTGTAAATGTCATTAGTTGTGTAGTTCATAATTTCCTTTCTATCTCGTAAGTTCCTGAAACATCTCCTCAACCTGCGCCCGCCACTCCGCCACGTCTGCTTGATACTCCGGCGAGTTTACAATCACGCCTGCCAAGTTTACAAAGCGGGTTGAGCATCGCAAGGTAGTTGGCATATAAGTACCTTATGCCTCTGCCGGGAACTGCGCTTCTAGTCCCGTTTCCTTGTGCCACAACATACCCTCGGCGGCACTCATCGAATCAAATCCTTTATCGAACTCCCAAACGCTTTTGTCTGCAATACTCCTAAATATCCTAACCATTACGCCGTTCTTGAGTTCATCCGTTTTGACGAACGTTTCCTTTTTGTGATGCTTATCTCCTAAGTGACACTCGTGGTACTTCGTGTTTGCCCACATCTGCGGAGCTTCTCCGGGCATGAGTGCGCCAATCCGCTCTACATTCTCGTAATACCCATGAGCAAATAACCACATGACCTTGCCGTATTGGTAATATTTGCGCCCTATTGGTCTGTGATCAATCACAACATTTTTATTATTGTGAAACCACGAGGCGAGAGTATCGCCAAAATAGAAAATCCGCTCTTCGTCATGGTTGCCTTTCACGATCAGAACCTCGACAGGCGCAATGGTTGTCATGGTGTCAATCAGCCCTATAATCATTTTCTTTCCCAGGCTGTACGTTCTCTGCCAGCGAGGATCTTCCCTTTGCGGTGTTCCGTGGGCGGTTGTGTTCCCGCCGTTGTTGACGTTGAAGAAGTCATTACCGATAGGGAATAAAATCTTCTCAATTGGATAATGGGACGCCCTAGCCAAAAGACCATTCACCGCGCTTTCTGCCTTTTTAACGTACAAGTCAGGGCTTGACTCCTTGCCTACTTCGTCGCTATCTGTCAGCCGCCCGAGGTGCAAATCAGGGACCATAAACTCGTACAGTAATCCATCCTTGATTTTCGGGTATCGAATCAATTTGTATTTCGGCGCGTATGCAATAGCCTCTTTCCTGATTAACTCGACTTCGTTACGCGCGGCTTTCTCTTCCAGTTTCGGGCGGAGCGTTACCCGTACCGAAAACATTTGCTCAACAAGCAACCTCCCCGAATCGCGCACGTGACCATCTACCACTTTTCCGTTTTTAACGTGCCATTCAACCTGTCTGTCTTTTCGGTAGCCCTCAGATTTTCCGGGTTCAATCTTTACGATTTCCCAATCCGCAGAACTCAACTTAAGGAACTTCAACAAATCCTTGTGCCCCATAATTCTTGGGATTGTCACATTGATTACAATTCGCCCGGTTGCTTTGTAGTCTGTTTTTTCTGCCTTGCACCGAGATCCACAATCCAAACACTCTGTTCTATCGCCTCTCGGTCTGGTGTTTCCTGATCCACATTTTTTACAAAGTAACTCCATGCAGTTTCCTTTCTATGGATAGTAGCAACTGCGCTTGCTATCACTGACGTACTTCTCAAGGTCTGCCAGCGGGTAATACACATCCCGCGAAGCAATGAACGGGACAGGTACGTCGTAACCGTCCAACTGGTCAAACCTGTACACCCGATAACCGCTTGCGCCCTTGCCGATGATCGTGGCAAAGAACACGCGCGGGTCGGTGTACGGGTCAATTGTGGAAACGTCGGGCGGCGGCTGGGTCGCATCGAAGTGCGCAACTTTCAGCATGTTCCCGACCTCCGCCCCACCCAGGCTTGCGCCGGTACAAATCAGCGTGTAAATCCCTGGTTCGTCTGCGGTACCGTTCTCGCCTGTCAGGTGGTTTCTGTGTGTCGTCAATCCCTTACCGTTGCAAAATGCCGTTGTGCTTCCGTAGACTTCCGTGAGCCTGTTGGCAAGCCAGCGGTATTGATCTCTCGTCAGTTCATCGTGATACTTGCCAAATACAATCTTTGACGCCAAGTCCATTGCGAAGAACTGCCAGCCTAAGCCGAAAGTTGAAAAGTGCCCGTTGAGGTGATCGCTGTATTCGCCAACACGCTGCACGGCTGGGCGGCTGCTAATGTCGGCCTGCGCCCATTCGTGCTTTGCGAAGTAGCGGACGGTTCCGGCTTGCACCTTCACCAGCGGCGATGTCCACGTACCCGAGGTGGTATCAATAGTGATACTAGGCATGAGAATTTGCGTCTAACTCTTCGTAGGTCGCGGCGAATATATCTAGTTTACATGGATAGATTTCGCCTTTCACTCCAGTGATGAGCATATCTTGTGGAGTAAAATTCATTAAGCCTTCGCTTGTTGGAATAAGATAGCACTCATCGTTTTCTTGTGTGATTGGTTGACCTTGATACTCGAACGACCACGCCATACCGTCATAAAGAGGCGCGCCGCTCGCCCTTCCAATTTCAACTAATTCATCAAAATTGATAGCATCAATTACAACTGGTTTCTTACGATATTTCGCCATTATTACTCCAATTGCTTCGTAAACTGCGTCCCTGTAAACTGCTGCGTTGTCCCGTCGCTCATTTCGGCGTCGATCAGCACGCGCTTGATCGCGGCGATGGTAGGCTCTACCGGAGGCACTACCCCGTTATCCGTGTACGTGCAAAACGGCTTGCCCAGGTGGATGATTGCCACCCAGCCTTTTTTCGGCGCGCCGTTGATGTCTGTGACTTGCAACCACATATCACCGACCTCTTGAATGACCTTGCCGAAACCGTCGCGCAACTGCTCTGTAGCCACGAACATATAATTTCCATGCCACTTCTGCTCCGCTGAGTACAAGCCAATTCTGACGTTATCCGTATTGTGGTCTGGACGAAACGCCATATTGCTGTACAAGTTCGTTGCCTCGTATCTCGTCATACTTTCTCCTTCCTGGTAGACTTGCCCAAACATCTGCTCAAATGCGGTGTCTGTCATCAGGTCGTAATCAATATCTTTTGACTCAACCCCTGCCGCCAACCCGATAGCAGGTGTCCCGCTTTGCAGGATCTCGTATTTGTCCCACGGAGGCGGGATAAGAATGTTTTCATAGTCAGGCTCAAATGGGTTTTCCGGGTAACTAGCAAGCCACAATTTGAACTGCTTCCAGTATTCAATCTGCGCCTCGGTCGCGTATGCCATGCGCTCAACCCAATAATAAAACCCCGTATAAATTCCAATCTCACGCCCCAACAAACGCTGAAACTCAACGATGAAGTCGTACCACTTGCGCCAGCCTGCGTAACTGCCGGACTGCCTATCTTCCAAGTCAAGCCAGCAGATACCTTCGGGGTCGTCCCTGATAATGTTCCAATAAAGTTGCGCCTGCTCTTTGGGGTCATAGCGGTTATCGTAATACCAGTAACTCGCCCGCGGCAGTACACCTTTGGCGTTCGTCCACGAGACAGGGAAATCCTGGTCCATCCAGTCACCCTGCCCCGCTTTGATAATGACAAACGACGCACCGTAATCCCGCATCTTGTGGAAGTCTACATTTCCAAAGATGACAGTGGAATCCTGGTACGTCGAAATGTCAAACCCGAATTTCATCCAACCATCCCAGCCAGCCAGAAACAGTAACTTGACATGCAAGCCAGCACCCAGCAAGCCTTTACAATGTCGGTGTCGTCGATCATTTCGCCGCCTGCGCTGTATAACAAGCCGTGTTGTTTTCTGGATAGCACGGTGCGCCGGATTGGTGATATTGATGACACGCAGCGCAGTAAACGTAAACAACCGGGACATACCTGTACGTGAAAGTGTTTGGTGAAGTAGTAACCTTCGGTTCTTCAATTTTCTTCCCGCAGTTGGGGCAATAGTTCAGTGGGGTTTGCCAGTACCCGCAAATACATTGGATTTGGTCAGAGACATTTTTTACTTGAATCATCTTGTCACCTTCCTGTGTGGTCTCCGCGTCGCCGTCTTGATATCCCCTACTACCTCGCGTTCCCACTTGTCATGAGAAATCCACAGCGTTTCCAGTCCAGCCATGCGCTCAACGATCTTGTCCATTTGTGACAAAAACATCTTGTCGCGCTCCGCCATCAACTGATCACGCTTTTCAATTGCCTTGAGAAATAATATTGTGATTGCTAACCCAAATGCCAAACCGGGCGCCTGGTCTGTGAGTGCCGACCAAAAACCCTCCATTTATTGCCCCCTCTGCTGCGATGTGATTTGTGATAAACTCGTCATACTGTAGCCTCCTAGCGGGCTGCGGTTTCTCCCGCGTTTCGGCGCGGGAGTTTTTGTTGTAGAAACACGCGGCGCAAGACTGTGGACACTTGTCCCACTGTGGCGGTCTGTGCGCTGCGTCAACCCAGACCCCCATTGACCTGTGAGCATCGCATCAATATCCCGCGAAAGAAAAAGTTTTGTCACTGCTTGCGCCGCGTTTTTCAATGGATTTCCCCGCTATCCTGAAATTTCAGCGGGCTTCTGGAACGGCTGAACCAGCAACACGAAAGAGGCTTGATTCGCCACGAGAGCCGCAATCAGAATACCCAGCAGGTCTTTTGCGCCTTCCACGGTGCAGGCGACCAGCATAAAGACGTTGGCGCAACTCAGACCAAACACACCGAGAGCCGCAACCACAAGCAGGATGCCCATCACGCGCGCCTTGCCTGCCGTGTCAAACTTGCCGTACCATTCCGCGAGCTGGGGAATGTACGCGATAGCGAGTGAAAGAATTACACCAGCGATAGAGCCTAACTGTTCAACGGTCATTAGATTTCTCCTGTATATTTTGACAAAATAAAAAGCCGTTTCAACTCTGTTGTCAGAGTCAAAACGGCTACATTTCTGCTTCCGCGCCGCCTTTCAGCGGTCTACTGTCACCAACGCTTTTGCGCGCCTGTGATTCTTAAGTTGTTTGTTACTTGCCTATTATATCACCTGTTCTTTTTTCGTGCGTCTTTTCTTGCAGACCACTCCGCTACGAACTGCCCCAAGCCACTGATAAGGGCATCCATAAGATCGCGCTTTGGCTCGGCGGCTTTATGCTCCGCGTCCCACGCATCCGCCACGCGCCGCGCCAGGGTTGCCGCCTCCTCGCTGTTTGCGATGGCTATCTTGAGCCTGCGTAGCACCTCTTCACGGAATTGTCCGGTATCCAACTGCAATCCAATGACTTCGGTTTCTTCTTTCATTCGTTCTCCGTTGTTACATCAGCCATTGTATGAGCCCAATTAAGTACCACAACAAAAGACAAGACACCACTAAGAATAAAGCTACGAGCCAAAAATCCCTGTCACCATTCAACAACCGTCTCCCGCCCCTATTGTACGCCGTTTCCGCGCTGCAAGCAATCGCTGGGCACGGAAACTATTGCAAAAGCGTTACTGTTTCGCCTTCAGCATAGCAGCAACGTACACATCACGGCTCGCCTGAAATAGAGCCGACCGCAGTTCGGCAGGAGTGATCCGCCCGCCAATAGCCCTCTCGATCTCTAGCAGGTGCCTCGTCATTAGTTCGCTCTTTCGCTTTGCCTTTGATGGCGGCTTTTTAGGATCTGCCTGCCCGCCGTTCAAATTCTGCTTGTATTTTTTGAATTGCCTGCTAGTTACCTTGAGTGGGTTTGTCATTGCTTCACCTCCACTACGATTGCAAATACCTCAACTGGCGAGTTTCCAAAATGTGGGTGTGTGATTGTCTTGCGGGTATATCCCTTCCAAGATCGCACAATTCGCCGCCTGCGATCTTCTCTCGCCGGATAACCGCACAACAAAACGACAAAATCATAATGCCGATCTTCGAGGCGCTTTGTCCAATACGGATTTGCGAGGCGGTACTCCTCGGTCTTTTCACCGCTAACAATCTGGTCAAAGTATTCCCTTTTGAGGTGCAAAACCAAGTCTGTCATAGTTGCCTCATAATAAACTCTCTCGACATTCGGTCGATTGGTTCCAGTCCATACTGCGCCGCATCCACAGTCGCCACCTTCCCGCGCTCCCGCTCGCGGTCTGCGATAAACGACACCAGCGCCAACAGGTACACGGCGGCAAACGGCGCTTGCAGGAGCAGGATAACGGGGTCAGTCGTCGGCATTGATAATTCGCAGGGCTTCGTCAAGGTTAGCGTTATCTTCCACAAGACCGCACCGACACTCGCCAGAACCATCTACACCGAAATAGTCAGGGTGCGCCGGACAAGAATAAAAGCCATCTTCACACTCTGTATGTTTAAAGCGACGCATCAGTTCAAGTATTTCGATTAACCTTTTTTTATCCATTTGCTATCCTTTCTATCGGCATCCGAGCCCCGCATTGTCTGAACTGCATCCCCGCCAGAAGTGTCCAGAACTTCCAACGATGTAGCAGTAGTTACCGTCACATTCCGCCGCTATCTCGCTGCCTCTGTTCAGCCAGTAGCCAGTATTCGCGCCAGCTGCGTTGCGTATCCAGACGTTGCCAGTCACGGTCACACGCGGGGACGCCGTTGGCGTGGTGGTGATATGCGTCACTGTGTTCACAGCAGCGGTAGGCTTTACCGGAAGCGTGGAACAGGCGAGGGACGCGAGCAG